ATGATCAGTAATTGTAACTGTATGTGTTGATGTACAATCTGTTCCGGTTTCTGAATTACCTATTGTAATAGTACCTGTTGCTTTAACATCATTTACTTGTAAACCTGCATCACTAAAAATAGTAGAACCAGCAGATTCAGACATATAAGTACCGAGAAAATATGTTCTACCTTCTGGACTATTAATTGGCGTAACGCCTGCAACAATGTTTCCAATCGCAATGTTTCCAGCGTTACTACTGTTATTAGCAATATCAAAGGTAGATGCGACTGAGACGTCAGCTGTCAATTTAATTACTTCTGCTCCGGCAGTTTCATCTGTATAAACTGCGCTCATCCCTGGAATTAAGTTATAAAGTGCTAAAACTTTATCTGCTATCTGTCTAGATGATGCATTATCTCCTGAGGCCGCTGTGGCTGACAAATATATGTTTGCTGTATATGGACCAGGCCCAGACCAGACAGTGTCACTGTCGTCAACTGTATCATCATTTCCACCGGTTGTGTCGAGAAACGTAATATTATACTGTGCGCTACCAATTGTTATTTTTAAAAGTTGATTATGGTCAGCACCATTATTTCCACTACCACCGGCAGACCAGGTAAATGTTGCTGAAGCTTTAACACCTGAATAGTATCCGTTTGCAAATGGGTTTGCACCTAAAAAGCCGTTTGATTGCACAGTTTCGCCACCAACAACAAAACCTGCATTTGTAACGATACCTGTACTTGAATCTCTTTTCTTACCGTCACCAACACCTAAAACGCGGATAAATGTTCCTGCTTTTGCAGATTTCATCCATTCGTTAACTGCGAGAGGTCCGAATTTTTTACCGTCAGTTTGACCAAATAAATTTCGAAAATCAGTAAAAGATCCAAATGTCAAAGGAACAAACGCAGGACCAGCAGTTGATGTACCAATAACACCTGCAGGAACACCTTGAGGTTGTTGAGGTGTAGGTCCTGAAAGATCAATTTCTCTTGTGCTGACACCAGCCGATTTAAATGTTAATTCTGCCATTTAATTTCTCCAATTGTTTTCCTATACATATATATTACTCAAAACTTACACCTGAATTAGTAATGATGAAATCCATCGCAATAAATTCAACTGCTCTAGTCGGAACTAAGATAATTGTACCATTAAGTCTATTCTGTTCAACATCAAGTTGTGTATTGTTAGATGAATCCATTACAACTTTAAATTGATCAATACCTTGTTGAACTTGAATATTTGAAAGTGCAGGTGTTACCTGACCAATAAATCTGGCACGTGTTCCTGGAGTGTTTTGTTCAAATACAATTTTGTTTGCTATTTCAGAAACAATTCTCTTCACTTCAAGAAGCATTCTTCTAACATTAACACGATCTAATGCTGATCTATTAAGTTGAAGTGTTTTCTGCCCAAAGATCACAAAAGGTCCTGTCGGAAAGTTTGCGATTGGATTAATTCTTGCTTCGTAAAGAATGTTTCTGTCTTCTGTGTTTAATCTAATTTCTGTATTAATAACGTCATTTAATGCACCTCGGTTAAATCCAGCAGGAGCAAACCAAGGATACGCAACCTTATCATTATAAGCCAATGCACCTAAAGCAGCAATCGAAGCCGGCATATTAACTGCATCACCATTGATTCTATCATTTTTAATAATATCTGGGAAGTATGTTGCAACGTAGTTATTATCAATTGCGCGACCTTCAAACTGCTCAACGGTTTTTCTAACATTTGGTCTCGTTGTCGCATCATCAAATAATGTATCACTAGCATCATCGACTGCATTAATATCCATAATATAGATTGCTTTACTATAATCTCTAGTAAGTTCACCAACATAATCAGTAACATAATTTGATCTAATTCCGGGAACTGTGACAACGTTGACTCTTGAAGCTAAAGGATCTGTCATAATTCTTGCTGCTGTTCTATAAGAGTTAATTATGTTATTGTCGTTTCCTTCGCCAGGTGTATAAGAAGAGTCTAGTGAGCCATAAGCGTTTTGACCGCCTCCAGCTTTACCACCTGCTAAAGTATCGTTTGAACTAGCTTTATCATTCATTAATCTTGAGTCTCTATCAAGAATATTTAAACCATCAAAACCACCATACATAATATTTGTAAACTTAAGATAATCTGTAAATCTATTAAAGTATTTATACTCAGTAGAAGCAGCAAGTGATGCAAACGTTAATCTTCTAGGCGCAGATGTCGTATCGTTAATAGTTAGATTTGGAGTATCTAAAACACCATTTCTAATATATGCAGCTTCTCTAATATGTTCAGCAGCTGATCCAGAAATAACTGCTAAAGCTTCTTCCAAAGTATGTTCTGAATCAGATTGATTATTTAAAGCAACACGTGCTAGTGTGAACTTATTATTATTAAATGCGTCTGCGCCTGATCCTGTAACTAATGTATCTAGTTTTTGAATTCCTAAGAATTTTGCATAGCTTTTTAAAAGTTGATTTGTTCCACCTGATTTGTTTTGTAATCTTGCAGCATCACCAATACTTCCAGTTTGCGCTAATCTTGTTGTTTTAACACCCCAGAAGTATCTGCTATCTGCTAATTCTAAAGATCCAGGTTCACCAGTAAAGCTTGGACTAGCTTTAACTTTTCCTCGAGTTAACTTAAATGTAAACGGAACTGGTGGCATTGTAGCGTAACCAATGTTAGTATTAACTGCTGAGCCGGCTGTGACATATGCTAGCCTAGATCGATCTTCTCCCATAGGTAAGGTGTCTGATCCGTCTGTTAAATTATCATTTAGTTTAAGAACAGGTAATCCTCTAAATCCGAAAGGAAGCGTGTTTTTAGGTATTAATTCATCTTCTACATTAGAATTCATAACAATTCTTACATAAGATGAGCGATTAGGAATTTTACCCGTAACATTTAAACGTCTTTCAGATTCAGTTTCAGCATCAAAATTATATGCTGCTTTCATGTCACCAATTTTTTTAGCAACGTAATCATCACTGCCAGGATTTAAGTTACAAAGAGGATATCTCTCCAAAACGTTCATGTTAGTATCTGTATCATCTAAAGATCTTACTAAAACAGTAAAAGTCCCGTAAGGATCTTTAACATTAGTTGATCTTCTAATATCTGCAATACTAATTTTAACTCTTTTGTTTCCTACTTCACCATCATCAATTGCCTCAAAATGAAATAAATCATATTCAACTCCACCAAAAGGTTGAGAAATAAATGATGTAGTTCTTGCTGTTGTATAACGAGTATTAAATTTACCGTATAAATCTCTAAAAGGTGTTGAAGATTCACCGCTATTTGAACTAGTACCGGTTGAACCTGATGCAACAATAACTGAATATTTACCAGGATCATATTTTACTTTTGCCAATTCAGATTCAACAGGAAGATCTAAATAGAGAAGGTGTTGTGTTTCTTCAAATCTATCTGGATTTGTATTCAAAATTTTGCCTACATAAAACTCACTTGTTGGATCAAGCGATGCAGTCATAATTTTGATTCCTTGATTTCCTTCATCATTAGAAAAGTTAGGATGTGAGGAAGAAACCACTAATTTAAAAGTTCCTTCTGTATCAACACCAGTATAATCGCTGATTTGTGCTGTATCGTCTGCTGAATTAGTTCCTGAATAAGACTCATTATGATCTAAAAGTTCGATTCTAGAAGCTGTTGTTGTAAAAATAGCTGCGCGAACAAGATTGACTTGATCTGTACCGCCTGACAAAGCAAAAGTATCGTTATCTGTAAAAATAGGAAATCCAACAACTTCATCAGTAGCTAATACTTCGTGAGTTGCTGCCAAAAACTGAACAGAACCTCTATGTCGACCAGGATCTGAATGCATATTACCTTTAATAATAAACCCAGCTCCGGTAACTGTTCCTGCTGTTTGTGTAGTGTTGATTTGTTGAATTGTGTTATTTCCACCTGCTCCTAAAACTCTAATGTATGTTAGTGCTGTTTTATGCTGAAGAAAAGCATCTGCTGCATAAGGACCAAAGCGATCAGGATGCAATGATCCAAATTTAAACTCGAAATCTGAAAAAGAGCCAACAGTAACTGGCACAAAGGCTGGTCCTAGTTGTGCTGTTCCTATTACACCACCTGGAACACCAGAGATTGTTGCTTCTCTTGTGCTTAGGTCGATTTCTCTTTCAAAAAATCCGGGTGATCTGAATGTTTGTTCTTTCATTATTCACTCCTCAATATATTCATAACTATCTACTTCAACTCCAAAAAACTGAGAATTTTAGTCATTCTGATCTTCAATATCTTTAATTATCAATGCAGAAGCAACAGTTTCTCCGCTTCTTTGATTTCTATATCTAATTTTTGAAAATTTTGTTTCTCTTTCCCCTGTGAATGGATTAATTATTTCCTCTTCAATCACAGGTTTAAGATCTCCTCTAATGTCATCTTCTTTAATGTTTGTTAAATCTTGCAAGACGTTTTTTTTAAATAATTCTGTGTCTCTATCAGGCTGGTTATTTTCAACAATTCTTCCAAAATTTTCTTGGTAACCAAAGTTAATCATTGGTGCAGAATAATAGGTTCTGATTAAATTAGGTATTCCTGGGTTTTTAGGGTTTAGTATATAACCAGGGACAGTAATATTAATGCTATTTTTAACTACTCTTTCTTCATCAGAATAATTGTCAAAATTAGAACTATTACTAAAAGATTTATCAAAAAAGACAACTAGTTCAAACCCGTCTTTGGTTTTGACTGCTATTTCTTCACCTTGCCCATCAAAATTATAAATAAGGGTTTCCATCATTTCGTTTGCTTGCTGGATATATTGTGTCCAAAAAGTTACTTCATAACTAACAGTAACAAACTCAGGATATGGTATTTCTATAATTTCAAATATATTGTTACCTAAGTTAGGATTAAGATTGATCAAGTCTGATTGAGGTGTGAAGCTTATGTTATTTCCATTTCTTCGTGATGCAACTTCACCTGGATTTGCGACATTACCTGGCACAACGTCGTTAAGTGTAAACCCTCTTCTAGAAGATACATTGCTTTGGTTTGTTAAGCCCATTTTATTGATAATGTTTTGATAGTTTCTATCTTTTTCAGAAATTCTTCTTTTTATAACATAACCATTTTGATTTCTAAAAGCAATTGATGTTTTCTTACCTTTTTGATCTGGTGAAAAATCAATATCATTTCTCATAATAGAGATTAAAGGAAGTATTAATGCGTTATTTTTATCTCTAATTGGATTCTTTCTGCGTGTTAAAGCAAATCTTTCACCAGATGCAAACACAACAGGTACCTTTTTCGATTCTTTTTTCTGAGTTGTTTGAAAGTTAAGTTGTTTATCAAATAACTCAAATACAGCTCTGTCTATATCTTCTATTCCTATACTAGGAAATTCAAAATTTTCTGGTGGGTTATCACCTTTAAATTTGTTTAATATTTGATCGCCTTTTTTAATTGCCATTACTCATCATCTCCATAAAATGATGATCCTGCACCTGTTTCATCACCTTTAGGTGAAACTTCTCTAGGTCCTGTTAACGGCTCATCTAAAACACCATTTTTTCTTAAGTCTCTTACATCATTAGTTTTACCTAAACGATTTTCTTCATAGCCTCTTTGCTGAACAAATGTTTCTTGAACCGCATCAGCATCTGTATATTCTTCTGAAGTAGGACCAAATACTTTTGAAATAAACTGACCTTTTCTAGACTGCTTAGCTTTAATTGTAATGTATCTTCCATGTTCAATTTGTCCAAAAATTACGTCTGCATTTGGGCTTTGTGTAACTTCAAAGAATACCGAGCCATAAGAGAAAAAGTCTCCTTCAAGTATTTCTATTTTTTTATCCAGCAGATCTCTAATTTGCATATAGACCTCAACTGAATAGTATTTTTCTGATCCAAAACGATTTGTACGAGTTTCAGGAGCTTCGTATTTAACAAAACAGTCTATTTCTATTGGATTATCAAATATTTTTTCTTGAGATTCTTCATAGACATCATGAACTTTTGATTTGATTTCAGAAATAGGATAATAGTAGATTTTTTGACCTACAACATCTTTTACTAATTCTTTTGCAATGTCGTTAATAAAATTAATTTCTCTTGGTGTTATAAAAAATCTACTCATTGTTTACCCCATGAAGATTGCTTTTCCGTTTGGAATTGGCACATATTTTAATTGTTTGTTCATATTTTCAGCTCTGAGAGCTTGCATTTCTATTAACTTGTCATAAGTCATAGTATCTAACATTTCTTTTAATGAAGTAATGAGTTTTTCCTTATCTTCTCTTCCTTGAGATATTAAGTCTCCTCCATTTAAACTAACCTCAGCCCCTGGCACAGGAATATTTCCAAATTTAGATCTTATCAAACCTAAAATTTCTCTACACAACGCAACAGTAAATTGTCTAATCCATTGACGTCCTATAGAGTTAATTCCGATATATTTTATATTTCCAAATGGTAAATTACCCATGTTTGATACACCATATACAGAAGCATCCTCATATGAAGGAGAATTAGGATTTGGGTACTGTCTTACTCGTAGCCACAGTTTTCTATTATCAGTTGTTGGAGTTGGAAAGAGACGTATTTTCGTCCCTTCTACACGGTAACTGTAATTAGATCTACGAACTCTATTTGATAAATCTAGTTGGCCGGCACGAAGAATGTCTTCAAAAACAGGAAGAACATAGAAAATAGTTTCAGGCGTAAAAGACTCAAATGAAAATTCGTTATTTAGGTAGTTAATGGCTGAAGTCGTATCGAAAAATCTATATGCTGCTTGCGGGTTAAAATGATAAACTTCAACAATCTTGATTTTTCCTTTTGTACTATCAAAAATCGGATCTCCGTTATCGTCTTTTAGTTCAGTGTATATGTCATAATCTTGACGCATACTTTCTAAATCAATGGATCCGGATATCATATTATAAGATCCACCAATTCCTGCTTCCATTGCATAGGGTTCAGCAAATCTTGTTAGATATTCTAAGTTATCTCTAGGAAACTTTTCTTCGCTACCACTCATGATTGTTTCACCATCACTTCCGGTAGGAAAACCTAGATAATTAACTAGTTGAGACTTTGCCTGATATTGATTGACAATGGAACTGTATTCTAATACTGCTTCTTCAAAAGCTCCAAAAATTTGTTTTTTGGTCAACTCAACTGAGAGAATATCATCTCCCATTTTTCTTTTTACAAAGACAACCATGTTGTCTGCTTCTTTGATAAAATCAGCTTCTTGATCATAGAAGCCAAAAGGTGTCGGATTTGTGATGTCAGCAAAGTTAGCCATGCTATTACTCCATTAGTAAAAAACACTCTCATATAATATATATGCAAACTCAACTGGACTGTCTAATTTTAAGAAAACTATTCGCCTCCTCCGTCGAAGCCACCTTCAAAACCACCTTCTAGGCCAGGTTCATAATAATTATCATGATCTCTTGTTCCGTAACCTATAAAATAAGGATAAAGTTTTCTTTTTTTCTTTTTTCTTTTTTTAGATTTGCGTTTTTTCTTTTTTCTTTCATCTAAATCTTCATCAGCAGGAACCTCCTGCTCAGAAGCACCTCACTCAAAGACGTCTTTTTTAAATGACTCCTTAATGTCATCAGTTAATTTATCTGCAGCAGCATCTAATTCTTCTTTTGAAGCATCTGGATTATCATCTTCAAGATTTTTTCTCAAGGCTTTAGCTGATTGTTTAGCAGCATCGCTAGCAACCACAACTTCAATAATTAATTTTCTCAATTGTCGTCTTGTAATTCTCATTTTAATCTACATTTTCTCGATATTCTTTATAGTTTCTTTTAATAGTACTTGGGTTAATATTTTTAAAACCTTTGCTAATTAGATTTTTTCCTAACTTAATTGCTGCAGCATTTCCAAATATTTTATCAGCGTATTCCTTGTTTTTTGATTTTAAAGGTTGAATTACTTCCTTGTAAAATGGTATGAATTTACTAAATAACTCTTTGCTGATAATTCCTTGATCAACTCTTTTAGTTTCTAAAGAACTGTCTATTCCATAATATGGTTTATATTCATCATTAATTTCTTTTGTTTTGTTTATATCATCGCCAGATAAATTGTAATCACCTGCTTGGATTAATCCATATAACAATCCTCTGTACAAAAGGCCAATAATAAAGTCTCCATCCACAAACTTATTTTTACTATTTAAAGCTATTTGTTCTCCTGTTACTTTGTAATACCCGCCGTAACCTTTGTCCCCTCTAACAATAGGAGTTCCTTCTATAACACCCTTGCTTTTTAAATTTTGTACCCCTAGATCTTTACCCATATCTAGTGATTCCATAATTAATTTTCTTAATTGTCGTCTTGTTAGTTTCATTTCTTTTTCCTCATGCGTTGTGTTTTTCTTTTACTAGCTTCTTTTCTAGATTCAGCGTATTCATAAGCTCTTTTTAATCTTGCTTTAGTTTTTGGATCCTTAGCGTTTTTATAAGCTGCTCGAGCTCGTTGATGTATAAGGTTAATTATCTGTGATTGACGCTTATGACTTTTGCTTTTAAATGATTTTTTACGAAGAGTCCTCTTAATAGCAGCAGCTGATCTAAACTCTACCTTAACAGTATCTTTTGGGTTTTCGTCTGTATAAAGTCTTCGACCAGAACCTTTTGGCTTCTTACCCGTTCCTGTCTTAGGATCACCTTCTCTTAAAGCTTTTGATCTTTCAACAGCACGAAGTTGTGCCAGTGCAGCTTTATAAGTTTTATGAGGTTTTTTTGACAAAGCTTTTCTACGCTTTTGTCCTTTACGAGGTTTTTTAGGGTAGACTTTCCATCCACCCTGCACTTTTCGTATAACCTCGCGAATAACTGAACGTAATTCTTCTTCAGTCAGTCTCATTACTTATACTTAGTCGTAGTCACCAGCAAGAATATCTTCACAACATTCCATAAGTGCCTGCTTTGTCACTGGACATGCACAACATTCAATCATACATTTAACTGCTGCACAACAATCTTCACGAGAAACACCACCTGTTGCTCCACCCATCATTGGAGTTGCATCAGATGTATGCATTGGAAGAAGTGCATCCATATCGTTATCCATCGGCATATCCATCATTTCGTGACCGTGTTCGTCACATTCACAGGGTGAGCATCCACATGCATCACAACCGTGTGAGTCGTGAGAAAAAGCACCGATTTTGCCCATAGGCATCATGTCTGCCATTCCCATCATTTTAAATTCTTGAAGAATCATTTTTTGTAGTTTACTACGATTTAATTTTGACATCTCTGTCCTCCTGTTATTCGTTCCTTATTAATTATACCGATAATACCGTAAATACTCACAGATTTTAACCTCGTTTGCAGAAAACATAAAAAAAGACACCCCACAAGGAGTGTCTTTAATTTTATTATAAAACAATATTATTGTTTATGCTGTATGTCCGGTAATGCTAGCATTAACTGTTGCTAATTCTATCCATGACTCACCTGACCAAATTAGATTCATAAAGTTTGTTTGTGCTGCAGCTGTTGTTACTGTATCTGTTGCAACAATCCCGTCATGTGTAAGATCTAATAGTTTATTAATAGTAATATCAACACCATTAACATGTGCATTTGGTGTTAAGATAATTTTTCTTTGTCCAACAAAAGTACCGTCTGCAAGTGTGTAAGGTGATCCTCCACCGGTTTCTGCCAAAGCAGCTTCTACGTTAGCATCATCAGCAGCAATTGCTGCATTAGCGTCACAAGGCTGAATAATAGAAACAAGAGTATTTAAAGAAAGAGCTTTTGTTGAACTACCAGAACCGGTTGTTGTTTGCGTAGGACCGGTCAATTCAGTACTTAGAGTTCCTGCTGCTGCGGAGTCGCAAGCCGCATAAGGAGTTGCTCCAACAATTTCTAAAGTCGCAGTTGAACGATAAGCAGTAAATTCAGATAAAGCTTCAACTGCGGTTTCAATTGCCGTTGCAATGTCAGCATCTGTTGCAGCTGCAGCAATTTCAACCTCAACTTTGCTTTGATTTTTGGCTTTAGATGATTTTACAACTGAAGGAACGATATGAGGCTCACCTGTAATTGTAAAATATAGAACATATTCAGTCTCTGCTCCGTAGAGCAAGAAATATCCGCCATCCCATAAATCATCTTGAGCTGCCGGTGCAGCAGCTTGCGCAACTACCAGGTCAACCAATTGATTTGTTAATGTTTCTGAAGCTTGTTGAATTTGAGCTCCACTTACTGAGAATCCACTCCCAGATTCTTGTACTAGACCTTTAGAGGCCGTATATACTACTTTTGGCATAATTTTCTCCTATTTAAAAAATTGTTTAGAGGTTACTTGTCCACATGATTCCGACACGACGGTGGGGTCGCCTTTATGCTATGTGCCGGGCCTAATTTTATATAGGCAATATCATACAGAGTTTTCCCTAAAATTACAATTTATATCCTAAACTTTTTAAATCTTTTCTTAAAGATGCGTAATTAAGATGTTGACCTATTTTTTGTAATAATACATCTATTCGCGGATCTTTTGCTTCTGGCGCAGGTATTGCTTTAAGTTCAGCCAGTTCTTTTCTAAGTGATTCCAAATCTCCACAACAACTATGACATTGTCCTTTTAAAGACGCAGCTTCTTTCTTTACAGCTTCAAGCTCTTTTTTTAATGCAACTAATTCTTTTTCTAAGTCAGCATGTTTGTGTGCTGAAACAGTCTCTTCTTTTTTTGCAGCTACAGATTCTTTTTTTGCAGCTGTCGTTTTCTTAACAGGCATGTGTATTTCTCCTATGATAAATGTATAATACAGTTATAATTATACCAAAAATGACCAAAGTTTAAAAGGAAAAACAAAAGTTATGAAACCTATCATTATCCAAAATAGTAAAATCCCACAACACCTATCCATCTTTATCAACATCGGCGCAATCACGCTATACCCATTTATCATCTCTCGCGGTGAAATGGACGAAACTACAATAAATCACGAAAAAATCCACCTCGCACAACAACGTGAACTCTGGCTTATCGGATTCTATCTACTCTATGTCTACTTCTGGCTTAAAAGCATACTAAAAGGTAAATCGTCGCTAACAGCATATCTAGACATACCATTTGAAAGAGAAGCTTATCACATGCAAGAAGATATGGAATACTTGGAAAAAAGACCTAAACAAGCTTGGATGCGTTATCTAATCTATCCTCACGCCAATCCATAAGCCCAGACTAGCTTGATGAATATGCTTGTTCATTAAATTTGTTGGAATCAACCACTTTAAAGGTAATTCTTCTTTTGGCTTGTGAATCATTGTTTGTGATCCCATCATTCCTTGCTGCTGAATAACCGTTGTTTCTTGTTGCCTAATCCAATTAATCTTAGACTGACTAGTATATGTTGATTGATTAAGCAAAACCATATCCGGTCCAAACAATTGCATATTAACAACAATTTGATGATCATCAACTGTTATGTATGTTTCCAATAACATGTGATTATTCTTAAACGCACATTCTTTTGCATCTCTATTATAATTGCAATTGTCCCATGCGTATTTAATTGTGTCTTTATCATAGACTTTTACAGAGTTATCAATATTAATTGATTCCCAGATACCACGATCGTTTTTTACTTTAGCATTTCGCCAATGTGATGATGTATAACCAAAAACAGATTTTTCAGAAATAACAGCCTCAACCTGATCAGAGTGTATTGACATCACAATTGGCGCAACATAAACTTCATAATCTTTATGAGCTTCCACGACAATCTCAGGTATATCACTTTGGGGTTCGGCATATGCCGCATTTATAAGGTTTAAACCAACGAGAATGAACTTTAGCATACTTTAATCCTCCATATTAATAAATATACCACAAAATTTAATTATGTTACTACGTTTAACTTAGAAGATCTTAATATGCGTCCATTTCATCCCAATATTCGTCTTCGTCATCTATCATTTGATCCGGATCACTTAAATGAATGCCAATTGTTCCTCTTCTGGCTTCTTCCACTGCGTTCTTATGCATTCTTAAAGCTTTTTCATCAGTTTCTTCTGATCTTCCAAAGATGTCTATGACACCCTTGCCGTATTCTTTAAGATAAAAATCTACGTCTTTTTCTAATTCATCAGCAATTAATTTATTAAAATTCTTAATTTCGCTTATTGCTTGATTATATTCTATTACGTTTCTATTAATTAAATTCTGAAAAGCATCGCGCACACTATTGCTTAAATGATATTTGTCATTAAAGTCTGCGTATTTTATGTGATATAGCGCGCATTTTACTGCAACGTCTGTATGATTTTTTATCATATCTCTAATAATCTCAGGATTGTTTCCTTGCTGCCCACCGTTATATCCACAATGTAAAATTTCGCCTATTTTACCTGCAAAGCTTTTATACATTCGTTTTGTATCTTTACTTTCATTTTTATACTCTTCCAATTTGCTAAGTTTAAGCATAACATAGTCAAATATATCTACTCTTTTTTCTGCTCCGGATGATGCTTCACTACTTCTGCCGGCATTAACTAAGCTACGTAAAACATATGACATGTTTCCACCAAATTTATCCATGTTAAAACCTTTAATGCTTTGTAAAGTACTAAAAAATTCTTCTTTAGGTAACATAAACAAAAATGTAATTAAAGGACCATATTGTCTTGAAGCTAAGCTCTCATATGAAGATATATCACACTTTAATGCTAAATCGTAAATAAGATTATGGTTTTTAATATACTGTCTAGCCATATCTTGATATTTGATTTTAAAGCTTGGATTAATTTTACCGTCCATAACATCATCGACAAATTGTCTTACAACTATATCATAGGAGCCACCAATACTTCCATTAAATGCAGCAAAAATTTTATCATTTTGAAAAGATAATTCTCGTAACATTTTTATTTCTTCATCTGTACCTGACAATAACTCTGGATCAATATTCCAGCTATCTTTATATACAGTACCTGTATACTTAAAATCAGCCACGTCTTCAGGATTATCTAGTGAAGCGTTCATTAATTTTTTACTTTTTGCATCAATAAAACTCGTTTTAATTTCTTCATCACAGTCTGGCGAAGAAAGAAACTCTTCAAATATTCTTTTTAAATATCCTGCGCGGTTACTGCTGTTAAATCTTTTGTTTTTATTACTGCCATTTGATTGATTAATTATAAGAAACTCTATATCATCAAATTTTCCTAATCTATAGTTTTCTTCCATTACGTCAATAAAAGTTTCTATAAATTGTTCTTTTTTTGACGATCTGATTAGGTTATCAAGAATTAAATATATTAAATCATCTGGTTCTTCATGATCGATTAGCTTTGATGATATTGCAGCTTGAAAAGAATCAATTTCTTCAATGTGCAACGAATCTATCATTTTTTGATATACTTCTCTAGATAATTTAGATCCCCAAAGTGATGATCTTAATATACTTGAGTTAAGAAGTAGATAGCTTTTTAAATTCTTAAATTCGTTATTTTCTTGTTCAGTTAAACCAAAAGAACTAATGTCAAAATTACGAATAGGAAAACCTTTACTTATTTCATCAATTACTTTAAAAGCTAAATCATTTTTTATTTCTTCTGGGATTACTCCATGCATTTTTAAAAATGCTGAAATAAAAGCACCTTTAAATGCCAAAGGGTCAGAAAAAAGTGTAGATTTACTAATTTTAAAATTGTTTGCACCGTCTAAAAAATAATTTTTATAAATCCATGTAGAAACGTCAGCTGCAATATTAGGATGATCAAGTGTCATCATTGTTCTTTTAATTAATTCATTAGCGGAGACTCTTGTATCTTTTTCATTCTGCATAAAGACTGTCAAGTTTGTTGCATTTTGTTGAGCGTCTTTAATAGCTTGAAGCTTTGCTTGCTGCTCAGCTTGCTCACTAGCGTTTAGCTTCGGACCTGCTTTTTTTAATCTGTCTTGATATAATTTTAAATAAGATAACAATTTTTCTGCTGTTTCATTGCCCATTACTTTATTTAAGCTTTCTCTTGTTACGCCTTGCTGATTACCCCAAACAGATTGTTCATAATTACCTGAAGGAATATAAAACTCATTAGCATGATTAAATCCAATACAAACATAATCATACGGGTTTTGGTTATAATCAAATCCGTAACCATTCGTTTCGTAATCTTTGCCATCCTTAATACAATAATAAAGTGTATCACCATAACTGGTATAAGTTTCCCAAGCCCCACTATAAACAGTACACCAAGCCTGAACTCCGATTGATTGCGAGCCCCTTATTGAACTGGGTAATAAAACTTGCCAATCATCAATATTTACTAAGTGTGTCAAACCTGGTTTGACTTCTTTATTAACATTTATGATTCCAGAATTTTTAATATGATCATCAAAAGCTTTTTGACTTTTTTCTAAATAATCTTCTTGCTCTTCGCTTTTAAGCTTTTCTGTTACTTGACGATCTAAAAGTTTTATTTGATCATATTGAGCTCTATCTTTAACTTTTCTATTTGGAACTCCTATTGCTTCCAAACCTTTTTTGAGTTCATCGTAACTTTTAAGCCTCATAATGTCTTTAACTTCTGGCGCTAAAAGATTTGTAGAAGAATATTTTTGATGTTGTAATAATGCAAATATTATTTCTCCGTGCAAGACATAATCATTTTCACCTCTTTTAACATCTTCGTCTTTAATAAATTGTGCTGCTTTGTCATAATATTTTGGATTCAACTTATTGATCAGATCTTCGTAGTTTTCCATTCCCGGTACTACTGCTAACAGTTCTTCTTTTTTCAACCTTTCCAAAAGAAGAGTCTCTAAGATCAATTTACGCAACATTAGTCGATTTAATAACATTTAAACCTCTTTTTATATTCATAGACTTTATATAATATATATTACATTTTTGACTTAAAATCTTAAATAAAAAAGGCCATCATATAGACAGCCTTAAATAAGATAATGATTTTTATCTTAACTATTCTTCATATTCTTCATATACAAAGTCTAACAATTCTCTTGCTCCTGAAATGATATCTTCAATAGAAACATCAATAAACTTAGTATGCGTTTCCCAGGATAAATGAGATTGATGTTCTAGAATATCCTTGGATAAACCTAATAATTGCAACCTTAAAGCTACTGGCGATATATCCTCGGGTTGCTGAAGCATAACAATTTGTTCTTCTTGTTGTGGTTCTTCAACTACTGGGACTTCTTCTTCAACTTCTTGTTTCTTTTTACGGGGCATATATTCTCCTGTTAAGTAATCTCAATATATTATAAACAGCTAAAAGAAAATGTACATATAAAAACAAAAAAGGCGCCTCAAAGAAGCGCCTTTTATTACATCTAAGATGTGTATCTAATTAGATTAGATTACATCCATATCCAAACAAGTTACTGTTCCGTAGAAGTCTGCACGAACCATTTTCTTACCGTAACGGGTCATTACACCTTTACGTGGTGTGAAGTCTTCTGGAGCGAAGATGGTAGGAGTAACGATGAGAGGTACGTATGGAGCATAAACGTAACCAGACTCAAGGTAAGAACCACCTTTGTAACCAACCAAGATCTTGTTACGTGGGAAGTAAGGATCTTTGTAAACAGTAAATCTGTTAGAAAGTG